CGGAGCTGTTCTTCTGCAGGGCGTTGACGCCGATGGCCATGTTGTTGTCGCCATCCGCCAGGATGCTGGTCAACGCGCCGGACCCGAAGACGACATTGTTGGCGCCGGGAACCGCCGGCGCAATGCCAAGCTGGCCGTCCGCGCCCACCACCACCGGCTGGCCGCCCGAAACGGTGATGCCGCTGATCCCGGCCAGGAAGGCACGGGTATGGGTGCCCTGAGTGCCGATGCGGATCGTCGCGGCTTCGGCCGCCACGCCAGCATTGCCGATGACAATGTTGTTGCTGCCGGTTGTGAGGTTACTGCCCGCCTCAAAGCCCAGGGCGATATTGTTGCCGCCGGTAGTGTTGGAGAAGAGCGCCGAGCCGCCGCTCGCGGTGTTGTTGCCGCCGGTGGTGTTGGAGCGGAGCGCTAGGACACCGCTCGCGGTGTTGCTGCTGCCGGTGGTGTTGGAGCGGAGCGCCGAGAGACCGCTCGCGGTGTTGAAGTCGCCGGTGGTGTTGGAGAAGAGCGCGTCGGTGCCGCTCGCGGTGTTGCTGCCGCCGGTGGTGTTGGAGCGGAGCGCGCTGACGCCGCTCGCGGTGTTGCTGACGCCGATGGTGTTGGAGCGGAGCGCATCGACGCCGCTCGCGGTGTTGCTGCTGCCGGTGGTGTTGGAGCGGAGCGCCGAGAGACCGCTCGCGGTGTTGTAGTTGCCGGTGGTGTTGGAACGGAGCGCATCGACGCCGCTCGCGGTGTTCAAGCCACCGGTGGTGTTGGAGAAGAGCGCGTTGACGCCGCTCGCGGTGTTGAAGTTGCCGATGGTGTTGGACGAGAGCGCGTTGGTGCCGACGCAGGTGTTGTTGTTCCCATCGCTGGTGACGGCAGGCGTGCAGGCGGCTTGTGCGCCGCCTGGAAGCGCCAGCATGGCGGCAAGGGCCAGAAGGCTGGCGGCGGTGGAGGTCCGGGTGAGTTTCAACATGGCGATCCCCTTTTTGAGCCAAGGAAGTTTCAGGTTCGAAAGCACGGCGAGGGCCGCCACGGCGGCCCTGAAAAATTTAGATGACCAAAACATATGTCCGCCGCATCAAGGCGAGCAATCGCTTTCGCACTCGCGCGCAAGTTGGGGATTCCCGATGATCATGTTTTGAATGCTGGCACAACAACACGCCGCCTGTCTGTGACGGTGATCACAGTTCGCGAAACAAGTCTGTAACCGAACAGTGACGCAGGGCAAGGCGTGCGCGGGAACGGCCTCCAAAATCCCGTCATGCCATTGCTGGACCATGGCATTCTCTCCGTGGTCTTCAAAGAGGACCCCCGGATCAAGTCCGGGGGTGACGAGGCTGGAGTCAGGGCGCGGTGGCGGCGAGCTTCACATTGGCCGGGCCGGCTGAGGATTCGGCTGCTTCCTGATCAGACGGCGATCCTGTAGACGCGGCCCCGGCCTTCGACCTTGCTGGATTCGATGGTGAGGCCCAGCTTCTTCTTGAGCGCGCCCGCCATGGCGCCCCTGATTGTGTGCCTTTGCCATCCGGTCGCGGCGGCGATCTCCTCGACGGTTGCGCCCTCGGGCTGGCGCAGCATCGCGATCATGGCTGCCTGCTTGGTGCCCTCGCGGGTCTTGGCCTCGCGCGGACTGGCGGCGGGCTTCGGCTTAGAGTCCCGCGCCCTTGTCTTCGGCGGCTCGACTTCGATGCCGATGGCCTCAAGGCCCTTGTCGGTGACGATCAGGGTGAGGCCGTGACCCTCGCCGCCCTCGCGCCAGACGGGATCGCTGAGCTTCCGGTTGGCCTTCACCTCTCTGAGGAGGCCTTTCCCGATCAGGGCAGTGATGACCTTGTGGGCCGCGCCGCCCTTGAGGCTCTTGGGCAGGGGCAGTGCGAGGCGGTCAGTGCGCTGCGAGGCGGCGCTGAGGATCACGCGCTGGGTATCGGTGAGGTTCGTCATGGGGTTTGCTCCTTGCAGGTTGCGGAGCGGCGGGATCGCCGCTTCCTACGGCCCTGAGCCCCGCATCGGGCGCGGGGCGAAGGAGCAATATGGTGCGTCAGGCCGCTTCGGCCAGCATACCAAAGTGGTGGACCCAGCCTGTCAGATAGCGGAGGCCGCAGGGGATGCCTGTCTCGCGCTGGATGCTGCGGCCGATCTTCCAGCCGTTCCAGATCCGGACCGCGTTCCGGATCGCATCCTCAAGGCTCTGACCCTTTCCGGTGAGCTCGCAGACGCTGTCGGCGAAATGGCGGCCGTGGCGGCTGTCGAGGAAGTCGCGGATCCCTTCGGGCTCGCCGTCTGTCGCCCTGGCGATGGCCGTGAAGGCCGTGTCCCAGGCATCGGGCATGGCCGCGCCAGCGCGCCGCATCGTTCCGGTGAAGCCCCACGCTTCGTTGCGGGTCGGGAGGATCATGGTCATCCGTGTCTCCTGTTCTGCGGCGGGCGTGCCGTTCGCGGTGACTGCATAAGCGCTCTACTTTGCTGACATATCAAGCGGGAAGACCGGCAATTTCGCTGCTTTCTGGAGGAATGATGGGCCAGTCCCGGCGAATGTCGGCGGTCGAGGCCATGGTTGGCACGGCCATCGGATATATCGTCGCAGTGGCCACGCAGATGATGGTCTTCCCGATCTTCGGGCTGCGGGCCGGTGTCATCGAAAATCTGGGCAGAGGACTGGCCCTCACGGCGGTGTCGGTGGTCCGGAGCTACCTGGTGCGACGGCTGTTCGAACGTCTTCACCGGAGGTGACCTCGCGTGGCTGAAGAAGACAAGTCCAGGGGTCAGACCATCAGCCTCGCCCAGGCGGCAACCTTCCTGAACCGCAGCCCGTCCTGGGTGCAGGCGCTGGTCAGCCAGGGCTACATCACCCGGCAGTCCTATGGCCGCTACTCGGTGGTCGCCATCGTGCGGGGTGCCCTCGCCTACTACGAGGACCTGCTCCAGAAATCGAACAAGGCTGCCGCGGCCAGCCGGGCGACCGACGCCCGCACGCGCGAGATCGAGCTCCGCATCGCCGAGCGGCGGCGTGACCTGATCCCGATCGAGGACGCCAAGGCCGAGATCGCCGCGGTCGTCTCGGAGGTGAGAGCCGAGATCGCCGGGCTTGGGGCGAGGATCACGCGCGACATGGAGCTGAGGCGGCGGATTGACGGTGAAGCGGATGGCATCCTCGGGCGGCTGGCGGAGCGAGCCGCAGAAGCGGGCCGCGCTCTCGCTGCTGAGGGCGGAGCTGTGGAGGCCGAGCCGGAAGCGTGATCCGGCGGAATGGGCGGCGGAGCACCGGGTCTATCCGGAGACCGCCGGCATCCCTGGCCCCAGGAATCCGCGCCTCACGCCCTACATGCTGCCGTGGTCGGCGGCGGTCCACAATGGCGGCTACCGCCGGGTGGTGGCGGTGACCGCCGCCCAGAGCGGCAAGACCGATTCCATGCTCGACGTGATCGGGGCGCGGCTCGACCAGCGCCCGGCGCCGATCCTCTATGTGGGCCCGACGAAGGAGTTCCTCACCGACCAGTTCGAGCCGCGCCTGATGGCGCTGCTCGACGAGGCGCGGAGCCTCAGGAACAAGGTGGTGCGCGGCCGGCGGATGAAGAAGACGCTGAAGCTCGTCGCGGGTGTCCGGGTCCGTCTCGCCCATGCGGGATCCTCCGCCGCGCTGAAGTCCGACCCCGCGGCGCTGGCGCTCATCGACGAGTTCGACGAGATGATGGCGAATGTGAAGGGGCAGGGCGACGTGCTGGGCCTCGTCGAGGCCCGCGGCGAAACCTACGCGGACTTCGTGACCGCCATCACCTCGACACCTTCGCGAGGCCTCGTGGACAGTGAGCGCGATGAGGCGAGCGGCCTGGAGTTCTGGACCAGGTCGGCGCCCGATGACCTCGAGAGCCCGATCTGGAAGCTCTGGCAGGAGGGCACGCGCCATCACTGGACCTGGCCCTGCCGTCACTGCAACGCCTTCTTCGTCCCGCGCTTCAGGCAGCTGCGCTGGCCGGAGAGGGCGACGCCCGCCCAGGCCAAGCGCGATGCGATGCTGGTCTGCCCGAACTGCGGCGGGATCCACACCGAGGCCGACAAGGCCTGGATGAACGGGCGCGGCGCGATGGTCGCTCCCGGCCAGACGGTCGAGTTGGTGGACGGCGTCCCTGTGGTCTCCGGATCGCCCGAGGACAGCCCGACGCTGTCGATGTGGACCTCCGGGCTATGCCCGCCCTTCGTTACCTGGGGCCAGCGGGCCGAGACCTATCTGACCGCGCTCGAGTCGGGCGACCAGAACCGGATCCAGACCGCCATGAACGCGGGGTTTGGCGAATGCCATTCGCTGAGCGCATCGAGCGACGTGCCGGAGTGGCAGGAGATCATGGAGCGGCGGCTGCCGTACCGCCCGGGTGAGGTGCCGTCCGGCGGCCTTCGCCTCGTCATGGGCGTCGATGTCCAGAAGTTCTCGCTGGTCTATGTGATCCGGGCCTTTGGCTCGCGCGGCACCTCGTGGCTGATCGACAACGGCCAGCTCTATGGGCCGACCGAGGATGACGATGTCTGGTCGGCGCTGGCCGACCTCATGATGCAGCCCATCTGCGGTATGCAGATCGAGAAGGTCTTCATCGACTCCGGCTTCCGGCCCGACAAGCCGGAGCAGGGGAACGAGCACAAGGTCTATGAGTTCTGCCGGCGGTTCTCCTGGCTGTGCGCGCCCACCAGGGGCAAGGACATCCAGACGCCGCCCTACAGGGTCTCGAAGATCGAGGTGAAGCCGGACGGCAAGAAGGCGCTCTACTCGATCGATCTGGTGACGCTGTCGACCGACTTCTTCAAGTCTCTGGTGATCTCGCGGATCCGGACCCCGATGACGGCGCCGGGCGCGTTCTTTGTCCACGGCCAGGTGAGCGAGGATTACTGCAAGCAGCTGACCTCCGAGGCCCGCATCGTGGTGGAGGGCAAGCCGCGCTGGGTCCGGCGCTCGAAGGCGAACCACTTCCTCGACTGCGAGGCCCTGTGCGCGGCCATCGCCTATGCCCTGAACGTCCAGCGCATTCCCGAGGGTGTGGAGCGCATCGGCGATGAGAAGCGCGAGACACGCGAAGTTGAAGGCGGTGCGCTTCCGCTGCCGCCCGCACCGGTTTCTTCCCCGGCTGGCAGCACCTCCTTGCGCAGCCGGTTCTCGGGGATCGGGCAAAGACTGAACAAGTGACCGGGAGGTCCGCTCATGCCTTTCATCGCAGATCGCGTTCTCGACCTCGGACTGAGCGTTCTCGACACGGAGGCGAACCGGCTTGACATCTGCTCGTCCGAGCCGGCAGCTTACGCAGCCGCCACGGGCAGCGCCAGCCTCGGCAACAAGACACCGCTGAGCATCGGCACGCCTGCCGCGCGCGCGCCCTCCGGCCGCCGCGTGACGGTTGCAGCGATTGCCGATGGGACCGTCACGGCGACCGGCACGGCGACCCATTGGGCGATCACCGACACCGCCAGCTCACGGCTGCTTGCGACGGGCTCCCTGTCGGCATCGCAGCAGGTGACGAACGGTAACACCTTCACGCTCGGCGCCTTCGACATCGGCATTCCTGGGGCATAAGCCATGCCAGACAATATCGGATACACGCCGGGAAGCGGCGCCATCATCGCGGCGGACGACATCGGCGGCGTCCTTCACCAGCGGGTCAAGGTGGCGCATGGGACGGATGGCAGCGCGGTTGACACGTCGGCCGACAACCCGCTTCCGGTCGATGCGCGCGGGGAACTGTTGGAAGCGATCGAAGCGCTGCGGATGGCGGTTTCCAGTTTGACGCGCAGCATCGGCATGGCGCTGCCCAATGCGCAGGGCTTCCCCATCATGGAGGTGCGGCAGGGCGCTGCGGGCAACCTGGCGGTCATCGCCAGCATCGCCGCCAGCCAGACGCTTGCCGCGCTGACCAATCAACAGCAGGCAGGCGGCTTCGCCATGCAAGACCACATTCCAGCGCTCATGCACATACAGGCCGATGGCCTGCGCGCCAACATTCTGGTGACATGACATGCCCACCACCAACGGCAACCGCAAGATCCTCGACCTCAAGCGGTGGGAGTTCTGCGCCCCCGCGCCCGCCGCGCCCGGGGCAGGTGCGTTCATCTCATCCTCGCGCCACTTCCGGCAGCAGCAGCTTTATGTGCGCGGGCAGAACGAAGCCTATATCTACAATCCCGCTGAAGATGGCTGGGTGGCCATTCCGCCCCCCGGTCTTGCGGCGGCCCTGGCGGCGGGGGCTTGCGGCACCGCCGCTGCCTTCTCGACCGGCGCGGCGGCGGGCGCGGCAGCACTGGCCGCCACCGGCGGCAGCACCACGACAATCGCGACCAGCCAGACGCTGGCGCGCGATCTGCGGGGATACAAGGTCCACATCATGGCCGGGCCGAATGCCGGCGCTGTACTGGACATCGTGAGCAACACCGTGGGCCCGAATGCGGCCATCACGGTTGCCGCGCAGTCACAGGCCTTCTCGGCCGCAACCGTCTACCGGCTGCTCACGCCCAGCTGGTATGTCTGCGGCAACGGCTCTAACCTCGCGGCCTCTTTCCGGAAATATGACTACGCCACGAACACCTGGACGACGCTGGCAAACATGCCGGCGATATTCGGCGCCGATGCAAAGCTCGTCGCCACGCCGTCGATCGTGGATGGAGCCTTCCGCCAGTTTGCCTCAGGAACGGCAACCGCCGCGGCCTCGACAACGCTCGTTCAGACCGGAAAGGCCTGGACGCCCTCGCAATGGGTCAACAGTCAGGTCCGCATCACGGCGGGCACGGGCGCGGGCCAGATCCGCACGATCAGCGCGAATACCGGTGACACGCTCACCGTCTCAGCCGCCTGGACCATCACGCCGGATGCGACCTCGCAATATGCGATCGAGGGCAACGACGACTTCCTCTATCTGCTCGGCAACAACGCGGTTATCCTCTACCGCTACAGCATCTCGGCCAACATCTGGTCCGCGCTGACGCCGGGTTCTGCCCGCGCTGCAGCACCGGGCGCTGGCATGTCGGCCCATTGGGTGCATTCCGCCCCCGATGCCGACTGGAACGCCGAAAGCAACATCCTGAACGGGCGCTTCATCTACTCCTTCCAGGGGGCGGGTACCGGCGCGCTACACCGCTATGACATCGCCGCCAATAGCTGGGCAACCATCACCTACAGCCCAGGCGCCGAGACCTTCAACACGGGCAGCAAGTATGCGCTGCACAACGGCGTGCTCTACATGACCAAGGAGGCGACGGGCCGATGGTTCGCCTTCGACTTTGTACGCAGCGAGCTCTTTCCGTGGGGCACGATGCTTTACCCGCAGGGCGCGGCAATCGCGGGTGATACCGCCTTCGACGTGATCTACAGGGATGGAGCCACGGATCTCTTCTACGTCTACATGCTCCACAACTCGGCCACGGTTCTGCTGAGGCAGATGGTGATTTAATCTAATGGGTCTTTGATCCACAACAAGATTAGACGGGGATCAGCACGATCAGAGTCGTACGGGTCGGCTCGTGGCAACCAAATTTCTATCACCGGCCATGAACATGCTCCTGTGATCGTCGATGTTTTCTCCTTAGATTCTGAGCTTCGGGTGAATCTATGGCGCAGGACGTGACCTCTTAACTTGCGAAGGTGGAGGTTACTGGTTCTAACGCCGCGGATCTATGCCGCTTGCAACACTCAAGTCTTCCAGCGGAGTTTGGGCTTGTTGGCGGCTTCTATAACCTTCTGAACGATTTTCGCGATGTCCTGCACGCTCGTGGTTGCGTCGTTCAGTCCGTCGAAGTCGGCCCGCTTGAGCCCGCACGGAAGCTTGCCCGCTTTGTTCATCTGCTTCCAGATCTCGGCAGCCGCGCCGCCAGTCGCGCCTATAGGAATAACTATACGCCCGAGGCGCCGAGCTGTTTCAAATTCCTCGATGACGCCGTCTGCGGCCACCAGCGCGCCGCTGCTGGCGTCAAACTTAAGTCCTCCGATGAAGACGGCGACACCCGCATGCTGGATCATGCCCTCGCGGTAGCGCGTCCGAAACGTAGCCCCATCTAGACCGGCGGGAGCCTCCCGCGGAAACGGCCGGAGAAGGAGGCTGTTTTCAAGATTGGGTGCCGGTTCCTTCAAAATCACTGTGAGTGCCCCGGAGATGGCGGCGCTGCCGACCGTTAGCCCAAAGCCAGAAATCAGCCGCTTCTGCTGTTCGGCGATCACCTGCCCCACTTGACGGGCAACATCTTCGATCCTGCGGCGCTGATCGTCGGGCGCCTCCTCTGCAAGGCTGCCAGACACAAAGACGCTCCGGCTCGCGAGGCGAAGTTCGACCGCGCGGAGGATTTCATCAATCTCTTCGTATTCATCGACCTCGACGCACTCGATGCCGTAGCGCTTCAAATCCTGGACCCATAGCGAGTGCCGAATCTTTTCGGTCTCGAACCGCATCTTTGCACCAGGTCCCGCCCCCTTCTTCGGCCGCCTCACGATAGCGTAGTCTTCCGGCCCGTTGTCCTTGAAGGCTTCGCGGATGCTGGCGAACAGGTGGGCGATGTTCGGATCGGTGAAGCTGAAGCCCAGAAACAGAATCTGCTTCGTGACAAGCTGGCCGGTCAAAATTTGAAGAAAGCCGGGCCGCTCACGGCGATAGAGTTCGTAGTCATCCTTCGCGATTACGACGTCGGCCGCATGATCGACCGAGCCGTGCATCTTGTAGAGGACCGCATGCGCCCAGGGCTTGTCGATGCCGAGGTCGTCATTTCGTGATTTCACGTCCAGGCGCTTCCCTTCTTGCTCCCACGCTGTTTCCGCTAGCTTGTCGTAGTTTGTTGTCCAGACGTGCCGGAGCGGCAGGCGGGCAAGGATTCGGAAGGGCTCGGGAGGGTCCGCCTTCGGAGGAAAGTGATCGACGATCAGCTTTGTGAGGGCGTGGCGCTTGCCGGTAGCCTTGTTCAGAGCGTACTGCGCCACCGCCGCCAGATCATGCTCGGCCTCGATGTCTAGGCCAAGTTCCGCGGCGATGTTGGCCAGCATCGACCGCCAAGTCGGATACCCGGCCCGTACCGAAAGGCCGGCGCCGATGAAGACACCAGCAGACCCACGCTCAAGGCTGTTAGTCCACTGTTCGATGAATGCTTCCGCTTTCATCCTGCGGCGTATCCCTCCGTCCCGATCTGTGTCGGCGCTGGCCGTCGGAGCGAACTTAGTTGGAGTTTCTGATTCTTATGGCCTCTTCGATCGCATTGGAGAGATGCTTTGATATCCACTCGTAGCGATCTTTGCTCGTGCTGCCAACAGGATCGTAACACTTCACGATGGACGACAGCATCTTGCCTGTATTTCCAAAAGGAATGAAATCAAACGGGTTCGCGCCGGCCATCGATGTCTGGCCTTGTAGATTCTTAAGACCGTGAACCCTCATCCCGACGACGCCCAAACCGTCGTACCAGGATTTGATGATTTCATGATTAATCCATTTTCGATTGGCTGTTTCTGCACCGATTAGGACCACGGTGCAGGTTCGGCCTGACATCTGGGTCCCGATCCATTTCTTGATTGCGTCATCGCCACCCTTTGTCACCGACTCCCAATCGTTGTCGGAGGCTGGCTGGTTGCCCTCGATGACGCCGATGTTTCGGACCTGGCTGGCCCGGGCGTTGTCCGGCTTGTAGTGGAAACTAAAAAAGCACTTTCTTACCATCGCTGGTACCCCGCAGAATGCATGATGAATATGTTGAGTTCCGGCAGCATTTACAAGTCATTCCGCCCCCGAACCCACGTCCTTCAGTCTTGTTGTCTCCAGCAAGCCAATTCTTCGAAGCGCCGACAGCGTTCCCTCAAATGTAGACCCACATCCATAAGACAACCAATCTTATCAAAAAAAGGTTAGCATGAAGTGGCAATCGGGGCAAGACTGACCCTTTGTAGGTGGTATCACAGGTCCACCAAAGCCTTAGTAACATCCCATTGCTGCCCGAGCCCTTCGATTTCGCCGTGATCAAAGCGCACCGATAGGTTGTTTCTCAGCGCATTGCATGATTGCTGGGCCATCGGCGGATGGCACGTCTTAATGGGGGCAGAGTCTTGGCTGCTGCCTTTGGTAACATGGTGCTAGGCGGCCGTATCCAAGTTGAAACCACCAAGGCCCTGAACTCCTGAACCCATTTCGCAGCCTGTTGGAGTAGGCCATGCTTCTGACGCTGCTGGCGCCGCCCGAGTCTGGCACCTCCGATGTGCTGACTTGCAGCGGCCTGAACGCCGGCACACCCAAGGTTGAAAGCCCTGCGCTGACGCAGGTGCACGGCCTGATTGCGGGGAGGCTCTCCGCCGACACGGCTGCGACCGGCGCTCCGGCAATCGCGCAGACTCACACGCTGGCGGCCACCGGCGTCTCTTCCGGGGCGCCGATACCTGGTCCGCCCCTCCTGGGGCAGATACACCTCCTGCAGCCGATCTCGATCGGCGCGGGGCCGCCTGACCTGTCGGAGGTCCAGCTCGGGCAGGCGCATGTTTTGTCCATTGGTGAGATCATCGCGGGCGCTCCACTGTTGGGAAGCCCGTCGGCGTCCCAACGGCTGCCAGCCATGTACGCGGTTCCCGGGCGCTGGCGCGCGGCACATGCCGCAGCGGGCCGGGTGCAGGCGAACCAGGTTCCCGGAAGATGGAGAGCGCTGTGACAGGGAGGCCCCGGTTCCAGTCGTGGACGAACATCGATCTTGTGGTCCGTGTCCCCGTCACATTCGACCCTGGCGCGGGGGTTTCTTCGCTGGCCGGCGCAACTATCGACGCCCGGGCGCGCAATGCCGCGGGGCGCGAAACGGTGGGCGAGGTGGTTGCAACGGATGAGACCACCGTGATCGTCACATTCGAGGAAGCGGCATTTGTGCCGGGCACCCACGAGTGTCAGGTCTGGGCGAGGATCGGTCAGCGGTCGGTGATGCTCTGCGTCTTCGATGTCGACGTGAAACCGGGCTTTCGGCCCGCTGATACTGCATAGCCGGGAGCCCTCCCACATGTCGATCATCAGGAAGGCCCTGTCGCTGTTCGGCGGGGCCACTCAGGATATGGAGCCCGCGCTGCCGCACCGGCCGCGAGCGGAGTCCTCCTTCATGCGTGGCAACCGCGGCGTGACCTTCGGCGGCTGGCGCCCGGCGCTCCGCGACACGCAGGATGATATCTCGGAGGCGTGGGACCTCGCCGCGGCGCGCACCATCGACATGGTGCAGAACTCCGGCTGGCTGGCGGGCTCCATCGACCAGGCAGTCGCCAACACGGTGGGGACCGGGCTTCGGCTCAAGGCCATGCCGGAGAATTCTGTCTTCGGCCTCAGCAACGCCGAGGCAACCGAGTGGTCGCGCCAGGTCGAGGCCCGCTTCGAGCTCTGGGCCCGGAACCCGGACGAGTGCGACCTCGAGGCGCGGCGCTCCTTCGGCCAGATGCAGGCGGCGGCCTTCCGCTCGTGGCTGGCGACCGGCGAAATCCTCGCTGAACTCCCCTGGCGCGTGCGGCCCTGGACCCGCTACGGAACCAAGGTCAAGCTGCTTGGCCCCCACCGGCTGAGCCGCAAGACGGAAGACCTCGCGCGGCTGGTCAACGGCGTCTACATCGATGCCGACGGCATGACCGTCGGCTATCTTGCCATCCGCAAGGACCCGCTGCTGGGCGAGATCGACTATCCGGTCAGGGCGCGTGACGGCATGGGCCGCCAGCGCGTGATCTTCATCTTCGACGGCATGCCAGGCACCTTTCGCGGCATCTCGCCGATGACGCCGGCGCTCCAGGTGGCAAGGCAGTTCGACCAGCTGGCCGATGCCACGCTCACCGCGGCGATCATGCAGACGCTGTTCGCGGCGACGATCACCTCGGACGAACCGACCGAGCAGGTCATTCAGGGGCTGCTCACGCCGCAGGAGCAGGCCCGCATGGCGGCACAGGGCATCTCGCCCATGTCGGCCTACCTCGACCTGGTCGGCGGCTTCTACGACGGCGTTACGCTGAATGTCGGCATCAATGGCCGCATCGCGCATCTCTTTCCCGGGCAGGAGCTCAAGTTCCACCGCTCCGAGCATCCTTCGTCCGACTACCGTGACTTCTCGCTGCATCTGCTGCGAGAGATGGCGCGCTGCCTCGGGCTCACCTACGAGAGTGCCACGGGCGACTACGTGGGCGCCACCTACTCGAGCGTCCGCATGGCAACGGGCGAGATCTTCGCCATCACCAGGATGCGGCGCCAGAACGTGATCGCGCCATTCTGCCAGGCGGCCTATGAGGCCTGGCTCGAGGAGGAGATCGAGAGCGGCGGGATTTCTTTTCCGGGTGGTTATGCGGCTTTCCTCGCCAACCGCACCGCCGCCTGCCGGGCCGACTGGCGCGGCACGCCGAAGCCGCAGGCCGACGATCTCAAGACCGCCAAGGCCCATGAGGTCTGGCGGCGTCTGGGCGTCATCTCCGATGCCATGATCGCCAACGATCTCGGGGTCGACATCGAGGATGTCTATGCCCAGCGCGCCAGCGAGGCGGAACTCCGCGAGTCCTACGGCCTCATGGACCCGATGCTGATGAGTGCTTTCGGCGGCGGGTCCCAGCCCGCTGACGCCTCGGGAGAGGACGCGTCCGCGGATGATGCCGGGGCGGCGGTCTCCGCGCCGGGGAGGCGCTGATGGCGCTGACGATCGACGAGAACGATCCGTGCGCGGCCGCGGCCCAGCTGCGGCAGCTCTATTACCAGTTGGTCGCCGGTCAAGGCGCCATGATCGTCACATTCAGGGCCGGGGCGAGCGGGGTGGAGCGCTCGGTCACCTACAACAGGGCCGATCCCGGCCGGCTGCTCCAGGTGATCCGCGGCTTCGAGGAGCGGTGTGCGGCCATGAGCGGAGGCGGGGCCCGGCGCTTCGCCATCCGCGGAGGAGGGCTGTGATGCCCGGCGAAACCAACGAACAGGCGCTGACGCCGGCGGCGGCCGGGCCGATGTTGCTGCACATCGCGGAGCGGGTCCTGAACCGGCCGCTCCTGCTGCACCCGGCCAAGGCGGAGATCATCCTTCACGTGCTCGAGGGACGGCTGCCGCTCGATGGTGCGCTGGCGCCTCTTTCGCCGGAGGCCAACCGCTTTCTCGGCAGCAGCACGAGGCCCGATGGGCGCGAGCGCAAGTACCGGGTGCGCGACGGGACAGCCGTCATTCCGGTGGTCGGGAGCCTCGTGAACCGGGGTGGCTGGATCGGCGCCAACAGCGGCATGACCTCCTATGAGGGTCTCTCGGCCCAGCTCCGCGATGCCGAGGCCGATGCGGACGTTTCGTCGATCCTTCTCGATATCGACAGCCCGGGCGGCGAGGCCACGGGCATGTTCGCGGTGGCCGAACAGGTGCGGCTGGTGGGGCGGACGAAGCCCGTCACCGCCTTCGTCAACGACATGGCGGCCTCGGCGGCCTACGGGATCGCAAGTGCCGCCAGCGAGATCGTGGTGTCGCCCACTTCGGTGACCGGCTCCATCGGCGTCGTCATGACCCATATGGACCGCTCGCGGCAGCTGGAGCGCTCCGGGGTCAAGCCGACGCTGATCTACGCCGGACGCCACAAGGCCGACGGCAACCCGTTCGGCCCTCTGTCGGAGGACGTGCAGGCCGATCTGCAGGCCGAGGTCTGCAAGTTCTACGACCAGTTTGTGAACCTCGTTGATCGCGGCCGACCCGGCATGACCGGGCAGTCGATCCGCGACACCGAGGCGCGCACCTACATCGGCCAGGACGCCATCGATCGCGGCCTCGCCGACCGCATGGCCTCGCTCGACGAGGTTCTGAACGATCTCTCATCAACGGCCCGTGGGGCCAGGAACAGGAGCTGGTTTGGCATGACCAAGACCACTGAAGCCGCTGCCCCGCAGGCTGATATCGCGGGACTCTCTCCCGAGGCCCATGCCGCGGCTGTTGCCGCCGCGCGCGCCGCGGCCTTCGCCGAAGGAGCCGCCGCGGAGCGCACCCGTGTCGGTGCGATCCTCCGCAGCGATGCCTCCGAGGGCCGTGAGCGGCAGGCGGCAGCACTTGCCCTCGACACCGATCTGACGGCCGGGCAGGCAATCAAGGTTCTCGGCGTTTCTCCCAGGGATGCCGGCGGACGTCCGGCCGTTCCCGCAATCGCCGAGCGCGCCGCTGCCGAACACGAGTTCGGCTCCACCATTCCTCTCGAAACCGCCAGCCAGCGCACCCGCTCCGGCTGGGCGAGGGCGGTGGAAAGCGCAAACCGCTCGATCGGCGTGAAGCGCTGATCGACCCTCACAAGGAGACATTCCCATGCCCACCATTTTCAACGAAGGCCGCCATCCCGGCGAGTTCCTGCTGTCCGAAGGAGCAGGCCAGATTTCCCGGGAGGCCGGCACCGTGGCTTCCGGATCCGGCATCATTGCGCCCGGCACCGTCCTTGGAAGGCTCACCACCAGCGGAAAGCTGGCGCCGTCGCCCGCAACCGGCGCCGACGGCTCGCAGACGGCGGTGGCCGTAGCCCTCTATGGCTGTGATGCGACGAGCGCTGATCAGATCATCGCCATCATCGCCCGTGACGCGGAGGTGAAGGCGGACGCGCTCGTTCACCACGCCACCGTCAATGACGCGGCCAAGCGCGCGGCGAAGGCCACGCAGCTTGCTGCGTTTGGCATCATCATCCGCGCCTGATCGCCGGACTTCAGAAAGGAATAACGGGTCATGCCTGTGCTCGACATCTTCAACGCGGACGCCTTCTCGGTCACCACCATGACCGAGGCTATGCGCGAAATCAGCTACGTTCCCGGCCGCATCGGCGAGCTTGACCTGTTTCAGGTCGAGAGCATCGATA